CGAAGTCACCGGCGGACAGGCGCTTGATCTTCACCGTCACCTTGGTGCAGGTGGCCCCGGAGAGGGTGTGCGGTTTGGAGCCGTAGAACGCGGCGCCGGTGTTGCGGCCGTAACTGCTGCCGCTGTAGCGGCCTTGGTAAAGGTCGAATGAGTTGGCCGGGTTGCCGTCGGAGCGCCAGGAGCTATTCCGGTAGCAGGCTGTCGCCACCGGCACGCAGGTCAGCGTGCCGGTTGTCGTTGACGGCCGCGGCGTGGGCGGCTTGTCGCCCGTGTCCACTGGCGGCGCGTCTGGTGGCGGCGGTGTAGCCGGGGTCGACGTCGGCGCGACCGGGACGACGATGACCACGTAGTAGAGGCTGCCGAGCCGGGCCATCAGCACGATATTGCCCGCGGCCACGGTGAGCCCGACCGCAACCCGGGCGGTGACCGTGATCCCGCCGACAGTCACGAGGCAGCAGTTAGAGGCGGCTGCGGTCAGCGCGGTGCCGCGCACCATGCCCTTCCCGGCGAGGGAGACCCGGGTGTCGGCGAAGTCGGCCACTGCACCTCCTACAGCACTCGAACGGTCAGGCTCTGCTCGCCCGGCGAGTAGGGCAGGCTCAGTGACTCGATCGCGCAGCGCGCGTTCGTCAGGCCGGCGCCGGTGACGGTGACGATGTCGCCGGTTACGAGGCCCGGGTGCGGGACCATGGTGACGTCGAGGCGCCGGAATGCCTGCCTGCGCAGAAGATCCAGCTGGGCGGCGGCAGCGGTCCGGCACTGGGCGACGGTGGTGAGCAGTGACGACTGGTAGGGGAAGGGGACCGGCAGCGGGTTGAAGTTCCCGCCGAACTGGTAGGGGCTGTTGCCGTCCTCGTCGTAGACGATGCCCTGGATCTGATTGCCGGCCGAGTCCTCGCCCTGGGCGACAACGCAGTTGAACGCGCCGTCCCGGGTAGTGGCGCCCTGCCAGCGGACAACGGTGCCGGTTGCCCGGTCGTCGCTGATGGACAGGACGGATGCCCCGGCGTCACTGACCGGCTCGATGAGCAGGAAGCCGTCCTCGGTGACCCTCTCGGCAGCCCCCCAGGCGGTGAGGACTTCAGTGACGGCGCCGAGGCGGTCGGAGTCCCACTGCATGCCGAGCGGGACGGCCCGGTCGATGAGCGCCCCGTCGAAGCTGACGGTCAGGGCAGGCTCGACGAGACCGCGGACCACGGAGGCGAGGGTGTCGGTGGAGCTCGGCTGGAAGGGCGCGATCAGGGACGCCTCGTCGATGAGCGTGAGCAGGCCCTGGCAGTTGACGGACACGGTGTCGCCGTCGGTGCTGGATTCCGTGATCAGGAACCAGCCCCTGTTGACCCATTCGAAGCTGCCGCCGACGTCGACGCCGTAATCGATGCGCAGCATCTGCCCGAATGCGGCGAGCGGATGGGCGGGGTCGGTGCCCGGATCCCAGTCGAAGCCGCGGTCTCGGCGGGGCACGGTGAGACTGATCTGCTCGGGGACGGCCAGGGAGCGGTCGCGGCTCTCGCTGCCGTCGGAGATGGGGATGCTGTCTGCGAGGAGGGTCTCGCCGAGCCAGGACTCGGCGCGGATGTTCATGGTGTAGCTGCCCTGGACGACGGTGAGCGCGGTGGCGGACATGTCGAGCATGTCAGGGCCCGAAATCGTAGAGGGCGATGTCCAGGAGCGTGCCGGGGAAGGCGTTGGCGATGTCCTGGAGCGTGGTGAAGTTGTCTGCGATGTCCTGCAAGTCGAAACCCGCGGCTTCCATGACGTCCGGCCAGTCGTCAGCCCTGACCGCGTTGAGGGCGAACCAGCGGTATTCGTCGTACCAGTTCGGCGATTCGGTGTCGTCAAGCAGTGCGTATGTGCCGTCGAGGCGGGGCAGGGACGTCTGCTTGCGCACGAGGACCACGCCCTCGGTCGCGTTGTCGAGGAGTTCGTTCATCGCGTCGCCGTCGTCATCGGTCTCCGTGCGAACGGTGAGGGTGCCGGAGCGGGACGAGCGCGGCTTCCCGACCACGATGATCCGCCCGTTGACGTTGAACTGGGTGGCGTCCCGGTCCCGCTTCCACTCCAACGGCGACTCGATTTTCACGGCGGCGCCGACGCCGCGGATCGCGTCGGAGATCACGTCCGAGGTGACGGTCGAGGTGATGGACGCCGAGGTGATCGTCCACTGGGCGCCGTTGACGTCGGTGAGGACAGCCGAGTAGGTGAGGCTGATGCCGAACGGCTGCTCGGCATCCACGCGGAGGAGGGACGCCTGCCCGGTGACGTCGATTTCGGTCGCGGCGCGCACCGGGTCGAGGTCCGAACCTGCCTGCCGGAGCAGGCTGACCGTGACGATGTCATCCCCCGTGAGGCCGGTCGCCGAGACCAAGTTGCGGGGTGGGAACACGGACTGCGCGGTGACGGCGATGTCGGAGCTGGCCTCGCGGACGCGCATCACGCCAGCGATGCCGATTGAGGCGCTGGCCAGCGTCGTGGTCACAGTGGGTGTCACAGTGGCGGTGCCGGAGGACACCGAGCACGAGGCCAGAGCCACGGTCGCCCCGTTGCCGGTCGTCACCGCCGCATCAGCCCGTTCGGTGACGCTGCCGAAGGTGATGCCTGCCGCGGTGATGGCTTCGACGGTGTAGCTGTCAGCGTTGGACGCCACGCCGTAGCCGATCAGCGCGAAGTCGCCCGCCTTCCAGGTCAGGGCACTGGTGCCCGCGGCCGAAAAGCCGGTTCCGCTCGTCTGGTCGTCTCCAAAGGATGCGGCCCATCGCCAGCCGGTGCCAGCCGTCTTCGACAGGCTGACTATCCGTCCGATGATGAGCGATCCCGACGAGCCCGACGGGATGGCGGTGGTCGGGTTCGCGTCGCCGCCCAGAAGGACGCGGGCGAAGTACGTCAGCCGTCGCGGGCCGGCGGACGCCCCGAAGGACCCGCCGCCTCCCGACGCGCTACCGACCAGCGTCCATCCGGACGGCGTGGACGGCACCGAGTCGAGGGGGTGCCCGGACACAACCTGGAGGACGGCGAGGTTCCCCGCTGACCCGACGACCGTCGGCGTGACCGTGTCGGTGTGCGTCGCCTGCGTGCCCGTCGAACCGAACGAGATCGTCATGGACTGCGCCTCCCCACCTTGGCCCGGTGAGCCTGCGCCGCCGCAGACGCCTTGATCTTCGGTTTGACTGTGACGTCGATGAGGTCGCGGAGCCGGTCGTCGTTGAAGTGGACGTGCACCTCCGTTGCGTCGTCGCGGTTCTCCAGGGCGGTGGCGAGTCGGTCCCACAGCGCGTCCTGGCGAGCGCCTACCTGGCTGGCTGCCGTGGGGACGTAGCGGCGGCGCAGGGATACGCCGGTCGCGGTGTCGGCGAGGCGCTGGGCGGCACCGCCGACGAGGTGGCCGTGCATGTCCATTCCGGCAACCCAGCCGAGAACCACCTGCTTGCCGACCTCGTCGCGGAAGACGCCGGACGGGCTCTTGATCTTCAGCGCCTTCTTGATCGCCGAGACCAAGTCCTTGGCCAGCTTGTCGATCTGCTTCTGGAGATCCTTCTCGGTCGCCTTCAAGCCGGCCAGGAAACCTTCCCCGGCGTGCTTGCCGGTGTCGTACATCATGTCGGCCATCGAGTTGCCGAAGCTCGTGGCCAGCTTCCCGCCGGACGTCATCAGCTTGTTGAGCTTTGCGATGTCCGTCGTGGTGACGTCCTTCGCGCTGAGGATCGTCGCGAGCTGGCTGCCCGGACCGGCGTCGCTGAGCTGCTGAAGCAGATCCTTCGACGCGCCGCGCTCCTTCAGCGACTTGGACAGAGCGACGAAGTCGGATGCGGTCTTCTGCTGGGCGCCGGCCTGCGAGATCAGATCCTGGACGTTCATCGCCGACGTCCCGGAAATGCTCAGGAAGTCGCGGATGTTGCTGGCCTGATCGGTCGCGTAGGTCTTGGCGGTGGCGATCGTCTTCTGCACCGAGGCGCGCTTGTCGGCGAGCCCCTCCAGCTTGGTCGCCTTCTTCTGGATGCTGGCGGCGGTCTTGTTGTAGCCAGCGTTCAACAACTTCGTCGCCAAGGACTTGACGGCCGACGCGATAGCCGCCGACGTGCCGGTCTGCAACTTCTTCAGCAAGCCGGTCGAGATCGTGTTGGCGATCGACGTCTTCGCCGAGCGCTTAGCGTTCTTCAGGGAGATCTCGGCGGCCTGGAGTTCCTTCTCTGCGGCCTTGAGCCGCTTCTCGGCCGCGGCAACGCCCTTGTGGCGCCGCTTGGCCCGCGCAACATCGTCCTTCGCCTCCTGGACGCGCCGGTGGTCGCGCGCAACCCGGTCAGCGGCATTGGTGATGGTGCCTGACGCGTACCCGGGCAGCTTGATGCCGTGAGTCTTGGCCATGGCCACCGAGTCCTCATGATTGAAGATGCGGGTGCCCTGCTTCGTCACCTGCATCAGCTCGGCGCCCTTCTCGCCAACCCATGCCGTTTCCCCGAACTGTGCGAAGCCTCCCTTGGCGTACCAGTGCGGACTGCGCGCCTGCCATTGCGACCAGGCGTTGGCGGGGCTGCCGTACCGGTCCTTGATGTAGCCGAGGCCCCACTTGATCTGGGTGGCCGCGTTGGTCTTCCAGTCCGAGCCAGCCGAGGCCATCTTGCTGGCCGGCAGCGCCTGCGGGATGCCATAGGCGCCGGAGGAGGCGTTCTCAGCCCGGTAGTTCCAGCCCGACTCGCCGTTCCACAGCGCCTTGAGGGCAGGCCACTGGGACGGCCCCCAGCCATACGACTTGAGGGCCGCCTGCGCGAACTGCTGGGCACTGCCAGAGGTCGAGTTGTCGCCGAGACCGATCGAGTCGCCGATGCTGCTGAGCGCGTCGAGCGCCTTTCCGGGGAGCTTCTTGACGGAGATCAGGCCCTTGTGGACGATGCGGCTGAGCGCGTGCGGCAGGTCACCGAAGATCTTCTTCGCGATGGCTGTGCCGCTGGTCGTGGCCATGCCCTTCATGAGGCCGCCGACCAGGTGGCCGCCGATGCCCATGAAGACGCGGCTGGGCGAGTGGATGCCGAAGAAGTGCTTCACGGCGCTGATGATCGGACTGACCAGGTTCTTCCAGAGCCAGCCGCCGATGCCTTTGATCGCGCCGACAATGCCGTCCTTCAGGCCCGACAGCAGGTGGCCGCCCGCGCTCACGAGCCACGACCCGGCCTTCCTGAACGCGCCGGTCACAGGCTTGATCACGATGCGGTTGATCCAGCCAGCGATCCCCTTGGCCGCCGATACAGACCCGGACCTGAAGCCGCTGACCGCCGACTTGCCTTTGGACCACAGCCACGATCCAGCGCCCTTGAATGCGTCCACGACGGGCTTGCCGACCCAACGCCAGAAGAAGGACCCAATCCCCTTCGCGCCCGAGACGGCGCCCGACTTGAAGCCGGATGCAACTGACTTGCCCTTCGACCACAGCCAGGAGCCTGCGCCCTTGAATGCGTCGATGACGGGCTTGCCCACCCAGCGCCACAGGAAGGACCCGACCCCCTTGGCTGCGGTGGTGACACCGCGGGTGAAGCCGCGAACCAGCTCTGAGCCCTTGCCGAGCAGCCAGCTGCCAGCCCTGGCGAACGGCTTCACGATCAGCTTTCCGAGGGTGAGGATCTTCTCGGTGACCCAGGCCGTACCACGCTGGATGCCGTCGGAGAGCCAGCGCGGCGCCAGTCGTCCGATCTCGCGGAACTTGCCGAACGGCCGCAGGATGAACCGGTCGATCGAGCTGCGCAGGACACCCTCGGCCGCAGGGAAAGCCTTCTTGAAGCCATCGACAATGCCCCGACCGATGGGCTTGAGGAGTTTCCCGAAGCCCTTCTCGACCAGCCCGCCGAGTTTGCTGATGCCCTTGAGCATCGGCTCGAACATTTTCAGGACAGGGACGTGCGAGAAAACCTTCCCGAAAATCCCCGCGAGGCGCCCGATCGGAATGACCGAGACTACCGCGATGATCGTGTCGAGCCAGTGCTTCTTCCAGAAATCGAGGCTGAACAGCGGGTCAAATAGGCTGGAGAGGAAACCGACGGCCATCGGGATCGCCTGCGCCCCGAAGCCCTTGCCGATGGAGACGAAGTCCATTCCGCCGAGAATCGATGCGATCTTCTTGGTGAAATCGGCGGTGTGCTTGGCGACCCAGCCGATCGCGTCGCTGAGCCCCTTGCCGAGGATCGAGCCCAGGTTGCCCCAGTCGATGTCTTTGAATCCGCCGGCGATGGCGTCGTGGATCGTGTCGCCGAGTTTCTCGGCAGCCGACTTCGGAGGCTTGACCGCCTTCGGCATGGCCAGCAGCCCGGGGTCCGACTTCTGCTTGAAGATCGAAGGGGCCGCAAGGGACTTCGGGCGCGCCAAAAGCCGAGGCACCGAGGGTGCCTTGAGCATGGGAGTGACAGCCTTCTGCGGCTTCGCCAGCAGCCGGGGCGCCTGCGGGTTGGTCAACGCCACCGACGGACCCGTGGACTTCTTGCTCGGCCCCTTCTTCTTCGACCCGCCCGTCAGCCCGTCCACGAAGTCGTCGACCATGGCGAGCGGCGACTTGCCGCCGGTCAGGCCCGAGAAGAAGCTACTGATCACCGACTTGGCCTCGCCGACGCCAGTCTTGATCGCACCTACGGGGATCAGGTTCTTCATGACGCTGCCGAAATGGGCGGCCGCGGGCATGGCCTCGGCGGCCAGGAAGTGGACGAACGAGGTCACCGGGGGCAGCACCTTCGTGCCGACCCGGATACCCATCACTTCGAGATTCGAGACGAGGAGGTGCCATTGGGCCTCGGCGGTCTTGCGCTGCATCTTGATGGCGTCGTCGAATTTCCCGGTGCTGTGGTTGATCTGCTCCTGCTTCTTCTCCAGCACGTCGAGGTTATTGAGCATGAGGAGAATGCCGGAACTCGACCGGCCGCCACCGAACGCACGGGACAGCAGCTGGGACTGCTTCGACGCGGACATCCCCGACTTGTCGAGATGCTCCTTCAACAGACTGATGGCGCCGATCAGCCCCTTGGGGCCGCGCATCGCCTCCGCGAGCTGAAGGCCGGTCAGGTGAATTCTCCCCAGCTGCTTCTCGGCCGCCTTGGACGGAGCTCCGAGCAGCGAGAAGCTCATGCGCAGCCGGGTCGCTGCGCTGGCCGAGTCGATGCCCTCGTCTGTCATCAGCGCGAGGGCGGCACCGACCTGCTTCATCGACAGGCCGAAGGTTTTTGCAGAAGGCAGGATGCCGGTACCAATTGCAGCGTTAAATTGGTCCATGCTCATATTTCCAGCGCCGATAATTGCATTTACGGTGCTGACTGCCTCATGGAAACTCGTGGCGCCCTTAATTCCTGTACGCCAGGCGCCCGCCAATGCATTTGTGGTTTCTTCCAAATTGGCGTGACCGACCGCCGCGAGGTCGCTGGACTCCTTCAGCGCCTTCATCGCCTGAACGTTGTCCATGCCAACGCTCTTCAGGTGGTACAGCGACTCGGCGAGGTGCTGCGGGCCCTGTTGGGTACTCGTGCCGAGCTTCAGGACCGCGTCACTGAGGACTTTCACGTCCTTCGCGGTGCCGCCGGCCTGCGTGGAGATGCGGGTCATCTCCGCCTGGAAGCGGCTCGCGTCCTTGGCGCCCTTGGCCAGACCGAGGGCCAGTCCGCCAGCGACCGCCTTCCCGGCCACCGCCGCGACCTTGCCGAGCTTGCCGAGCGTCGTGTCTGCGCCCTTGGCCGCCTTGGCAATGTTGTGGAACGTCCGCGACGCCGAGTCGTGGGCGATGAGCCGGTAGACGATGCTGGAGCTGGTCATGACGCCTCCCCTCACTCACGGGTGGTCGGTCAGGGCCAGTTGCGGTTGCTGCGCTTGTCGCCTTCGATTGCCTCGTTGTCGGCGGCTTCGCGTTCCTCGTTCTCGATGCGGTAGAACGCTTCCCACTCGGTCAGTTCGCGGGAACTGACCCGCCGTAGGAGTTCCCGGACGGTGCATCCGAGGTCTCGGGCGAGGACGAAGTAGAGCCGTCGCTCTGGACGGCTTCGGAGTTTCCCTCGATCTGCTCGGCCTCTTCGTCGGTAAGACCGGACAGCCGGGCAGCGACATCGAAGAGGCGGTCAAGCACCTTGCCGTTCTTCTGCCCCAGGGCCGGCGCCTGCCGGTCGGTGAAGATGCGCTCCCGGTTCTCGTCGACCAGGCACTTCACGATCAGGTTGGCGCGCATGTTGTCGTTGATCAGGATCAGTTCCTGCTGCGGGGTGCCCATGTTGCGGACCTGGCGTCGCGACGACTCGTAGGCGTCGCGCTCCTCACCGGTCAGGCCTCGCATCCACAGCTTGCGGTGCCACTCGGGGATGTCGACGGCTTCGACCTCGATGTCGTCTTCGGCGAGGATGTCGTCGGACAGGGCCATGGTTTCTCCTAGCGGATGTCTTTGGTGATGCCGTCGAGGACGCGGTTGACGGCCCTGCGGGAGGCCGGGCCGAGGGGTCGCACGACGTGGAAGAAGTAGGGCTGTTTCGGCTGGGTGACCCACACGTCGCGGTTGCCGAAGACAGGGTGGCGCCACCGCTTGGTGCCCTCCACTGCCTTCGGGAGGCCCTTCATGTGGCTGGGCATTTTGCGGCCGTCGACACGGATCGCGATACCGGCCTGGCGTCCGACGGTGCGGACTTCGAGCTTCGTGGCGCGGGCCAGGTTCCCCCGCAGCCCGGTCGGGCTGTAGGCGCGCTTTGACGGGATCGAGCGGATCGAGTTGCGGACCACGGGGACGAGCGGCTTGGCGGCTGCCCGCAATTCCTTGGTGAACCGCTTCTTGATCTCCTTGTTGTCCATCCCGCGCAGCTCGCGAGAGACGCGCCGCAGGTCATCCCCGTGGCGCAGCCCCCACTCCCCGGGCATTACGGCACCGTGATGTTCTCGACGGGGATGCTGGTCACCGAGAACTGGATGGTGATCTGCGCCGGGTTCTCGACGTCACGCGCCTTCGGCTGACCGGTGACCTTGACGGGGAACACGTCGTA